ACAAAATGTCAAACTAAGTATTAAAACGGGAGATCTACATCATCTGTTGTTTGCACTTGTGCGGTTGATGTAGCTGCTGTCTTTTGCAATTTATCGTACTGTGTAATACGAAGTGAAGTGTTTGCAACACTCATAGCCTCAATAAAAGGAGCATAATTAGGAACTGAATTGTAGTCCTTGTAATCATAAACAACTTTTAGCCTCACAGGTACAGCTTCAGTGTTTACATTGCTCATTACTTGTGCGATATTAGCACACAGCTCAGAGAAATTATTACCCTTTACATTAAATTGGTCTTTAGGCATAAATGTAGTACAGATATGCTTTACTCTGATAAGCATATTGTTCACTCTCCTAAGAACCGCATCCTCTTTAGATTCTCCTTCTTTAGGAGTTACATATTGAGGATTAACATCAAACTCATTATGGTTGAGTTCATTACCATTAGAGTCAACAAACTTGAAGCTCATATAAGAGTTTCCGTTTTTGTCAGTCTTTACTTCTATACCTTTAAAGGTACATCCTTCATTAACTCCTACAGGAATAGGGGTTGCTCCTGTTATTCCTGATGCGTCTAGTGATTGATTAATTTCGTACATTTTTTATTATTTATTATTAATTATTACCAAATATCTTCTGATGTGTCTTCATCTCCATACTCTGTTTGAGTAGTTTCTTCTACTGTCTCTTCTGTGTAAGAATCGTATGTATCTTCGGAATTATCAACATAAGTATCCTCTGTTGATGTCTCTTGTAAAGATACTAAATTTTCCTCAGTTTCAGTACAAATCTCATAGAATTTGTAGTTAGAAAAGTCATCAAAAGTCTTAGCTTCTTCTTTTACTGTAAGAGATACCTTACCTGTTGTAGTAAGACTATATGTACTTCTAAGGTCTCTATTATGAGGCATATTATTAGCAATACCTTGAGCATTAATAGCAACGCCTTTGTTATCTGGTGCTAAATAAAGATAAGCATTATCGCTATCTGAATACGCAATACCAAATCTATTAGAAGCTTTGCTTACTCCCATTCTACTTAAAAGTGCAGGAGAAAATTTAATAGAGCCATTGTCTTTTAGCTCTATTTTAAGATCATCTCCGAATTTGTTCATGCGTTCTACACGCTTACCTACTAGTGTTAGTTTCATTCGTAATATTTGTTAATTGTTTGAATTACTTGGTTTATATCATTTGGAACTTTCAATTCATCGAACATTCCTTTAGGGGTTTTACCTGTAGTAGTGCCATCACTTTGTGTTCTAAAGTAATGCTTAATATCACCACTATGGTCTTTTTCTACATCTGTAAATAATACAATAGTAAACATACCCTCCATGTTTACTTTATCATCTACAAGCTTGCCTATAGTCTTAAACTTAAGCTTTCTATTACCTGACAGATCTGTGGAAGCTTCTGCATGACCAATCATTATAAATGTGATATCATCTCGCATATTCTTACCTGCATTTGCAATTTCCCATGCATGCAGACCTATCTCTGTAAATTTTTCAAATCCTTTCTCGTTAGCTCTACGCATAAATTCATTTGCCATAACATAGGTAAAGTCATCAACGATAACTGTTTTAATATGCGGCATGTTTTCATCTACATGCTTTAGAGTTGCTACTATTTTGCCAGCATTATCTGTTGCAATATAGTTTCCTTTAGGATTATCCTTTGTTAATTGAGAATAGTTCTTTTTCCAACCTCTAAAAGGCATTGGTTTCTTAGCTACATTTATAATAAATGTAGAAGAAGGGTCCAATGTCTCTAAGCTAGTTGATTTACCAGAACCAGACTCTCCGATTATTAATATTTCTTGTGACATTTTATTAATTATTAAAATTTAGTTCTCCTGGTTTAATATACTCATCTATCTTACTATGTTTCAGGTTATCCAGCATTCCTAGTACAACTCCAGCTTCGCCCTCTCTGTTTTTTATAATATGCCAGTATATCATGGCCTGATTAGAGTCAAGGGGATTTGTTACAGGTAAACTGTTAGGTCCATAGCTTTGTAAATGAAGCATAAATGGTTTGTGTGATATAAGAACTACGTCTGAGCCGTGAAATACAGCATCGCTACCGAAAATATCTTTTTTCATTGGATATTGTGTAGTAGGATTTGCTATACGTTCAGCTCGTTCTATATCACGATTTAATTGACTCAAGACAACAATTATTATCTTAAGTTCTTTTTTAATGAGCATAAACATTTTATAGAGCTTAGTGAGTATTTCTCTCTCTGAAGCTCCTTGTGCTCCTTTGGTTAATAGAGTATGGTCTAAGAACACTACACTTCCATAGAAAGGGCCTTTTTTACCTTGCTCTTTCATATGAAATTCGTGTATAGTATTATAAATCTCCTCTACATTACCTGGTACGTCCACATAGTAGATATCATATGTATTTATGGTATCCTCTACAATAAACTTTGCTTTCTCAAAGCTATCATCTGTAAGCTTTTCATTACCTGAATACAGAGAAGAAGCTGTTATGTCAAGCTTGGAAGAAATCTTTCTACCTACTTGTTTCATTGACAACATCTCAAAGTTAAAAGATAATACTGAAAACTCTTCATTTGGGTTAAAATCAAACAGACTTGTCTCTAGCTCATTTGCTATAGAAGACTTGCCAGATCCAGACATGCCTGCAATGGTTACAATAGTACCCCATTCCATGCCGCCTGCTATCACCCTGTTTAATTTATTCCATCGTGTTTTAAGAGATCGTATTGTACCTTTTCTTCTTTGATCTATATACTGAATAATTTCATCGCTTGCTTTTTGAATATGCTTATAAGAAAGTTTTTTAGATAAATTTTCCGCCATAATTAATATCTTCTTTGTTTGTTTCTGTTTCTGAAGTCATTACGTTTAAAGTATCTCTCCATATGTCTTGCTTTAACCAATTCTTTAAAGTCTTAATATATACAAGACCTTTTGCTCGTTGGCGAGTAGTATAAAACTCTACAGCTTTTTGTAGATCTTGAGTAGACGACCTTCCAGATTGTATTAGAGATAAGTATATTTTCTTTATCTCTTTAGTACCCTCTTTAAGGTAGTCTACTCGTCCATCATTTCTTATAGCTTTGGTTGGATATGCAGAAAGAAAAAGAGTAAACTCTTTATCATATACATTCTCCGCCAAGTCTATAAGATCCTCGTCTCCTAAGAACGGATTATCAGATTTCGCATCCTGATAACTATCTACAAGGTCCCTAACGAAAGAGTTACCTTTTTCAGTAATGACCCACTTGGGAGTATCAAATAGATATCCTTTATCCTTTAAAGAATTTAATGTTTCTGTACTTATAGTTTCAATATTCTTACTATAAAGTTTAATTAGGTCTTTCTTATCATAAGAAAAACAATACAGTACAAAATATTCTTGAAAAGTTAGTTGAACATCCATAAGAACCTCAACAAATGGTTTACCGATTGCGATCATTTTTTTAAATTAAGTGTGTTAGTATATCAGCTTACATCACCAATGCTGTCTACCCACTTTACTGAATGATCTCCTTTAGTTCTTGTTCTTACCCATTTGACTTCTTGTGAACCTTTGACATACAAGTTTATATAAATAGCTTGTTTGCCGTCAACTTTCCTTAATGTCCTACCTGTTCTTTGGACGTTATCCAGAGCTTTTGAACTCCCTGCACAACATATTCCAAGGGAACAGTCAGGAACATTAAGACCTGCATTTAATGCCTTAACAGAGCTTAAAACTCTAATTCCAGTAGCATTTCCAAAATCTTCTAAAGTGTTTTTACGCACTGGTTTGGACATCTTACTATGAAATATAGAGCATGAACCGCTTCCAACTACAGTTTGAATTTGCTCTGCGAAATCTATACTCTCACTAAATATGAGAGTCTTTCGATCAGCAAACTTATCTGTAAGTTTTTTAACAGTTAAAAGCTTGTTAAATGCATTATAACACAATTGTTTTCTAAGGTTCATCATCTTATAGAAGATGATAGCAGTCTTTTTCTTATCCGTATCGTTACTTTTTAGTAGCCTACCTGCATTCTTAAAAGCTACAAACGAGCCTCCTAATTCTGCAGTACATTCTTTAAAAATCTTATCTATTCTATTATATTCCAACGCTTCTTCTGGAGTAAAACTAACTCCTAAGTTGTAAACAACATACGGTGATACAAGACCAAGATTTTTGGCCTGATTTAAATTTGTTGTTTTTACTACAGGAGCTATATCATCTAGATATACACGATATTCTGGAGTTTCTGGTAAGGTTGCAGTAAAGCAATATATCTTATCCCAGGTGTTGTTCTCGTAAAATTTTCGGTATTCTAAAGACAATGTAGTATGTACTTCATCTACAATCACAATATCCCAATGTCCTCCTATTGATTTATATGCAGATTGTATGCATTGAAACTCTATTCTATCTAAATAACTTTCATGTCCCCATTTCTTAAATTCATTTATCCATTCGTTATCTCTCAAATTTTCTGTTGGAACAATTACAAGTGCGTTTGCATTTATATCTTTAAAAGTATCAGCTATTGCTAATACTCCTATTCTTGTCTTTCCTAGACCTGTTGCCGCTATACTTGTACCTTTGTATCCTTTTGATTTCCAAGCTTTTAAGTGTTCATTCTGTAATTTATTTTTTTCTTCATTTATAAAATTTAATTCTGTCATTATTTCTCCCATTTATCCGTTATGTTAGGATCAGCTTTAAGCAAATCTGTGTTTAAAATTTGTTTAGCAGCCTCTTCCATAAGATTTCTAAGATTTTTTGCCCATTCTTCTGCAAAATCTTTATGACATACAGTATCAATCTGATCATGTACAGTCATAACTACTTTAACATTAAGGTTATTATCTCTTATATAAGCTCTAATAAGAACTAGGGCTAGTTTAGTCATATCAGCACCAGTACCTTGTATTGGTGTGTTTTTACTAGCACGTTCAATAGTGCCTAACTCTTTTTTCTTATCATATCTGGTTTCAATTCCAGGAAACCATTCATCAAACCATCTTATTCTACGGTAAGGAGCAAATGTTTTAATATGACCATACTTTTTACCATAATTACCAAGAGATTCTAAGAATTTTTTAATAGAAGGAAATACACTAAAGTACTTCTCTATAAGACTTTCAGCCTCTTCCATGCTGATTTGCAATGTATCAGAGAGCTTTTGCGGTCCCATCCCATATGCTAAACCAAAGT